CATGGATGAACTTTATGGTAACTTGACAGGACGGGCTATGGATGCGGAAGGTAAACCGGGGTATTTAGGGTACAAACTTGAATTTATAAAAGAATGATTATGAATGAAGTTAGAAAGCTATATAACGATGATGGATGCGTTCTTAAAGAGGCATCTAGCAATGACTATGAATCATGGAGTTCAGCAAGAACACTTGGTCCTATGGAAAGAAGGAAAGAATACAGAAACCTATGTTATAATTTTGAATATGAGCGGGGAACTAATATCCCTCACTGTGCAAAGAAAGGTGTATGTGATGAGGATTGCGAATACATGAGAAATTTCAAAGGATAGGATATGAAACAGACAGTAGAAGAAGCAGCAAAGGAATACGCAGAATTGATAGTCAAGCCACAAGAGATGTATCTTTCATTTGAAGGTGTATATTCGTTGAAAGAGGACTTGTTTAATTCTTTTTCCGCTGGCGCAGAATGGCAGGCAAAGCAATCACCTTGGATAAGTGTTAAGGAACGGTTGCCGGAACCAAACAAGCTTGTTCTTTGCAGAATGGTATCAAATGGAGCGATTGTTAGTGGCTATATCGTTGTTTCATCCGGGAGATCGCCATACGTTGCGACAGACGGAGGATTTGAATTTGAGGATTGGAACGACTACGAATGTGACATGTGGATGCCCATCCCGTCTTTCGATGAAATATTAGAAGCGAACAGGGATGTATTGGAACGGATTAAAGAGAAAGGAGATTGAGATATTAAATTAAGACAAGCAAAAAAGATAATGAAGAATATCCGTAGAAATGTACGCATGGAGTATTTATACGGATTAGGACGCTCGATGAAGGCAAATGCTATTTGCGTTAGACACTATGGTAGAGTGGACAAATTTACAAAGCTAATCAATCAAATAGGAGATAAAGACCCTCTATTAGCAATTAAATTAATTAGACAATATGGAAATAAATAACGGAATAATAATAGACGGAGTGCTGCATGAAATGATTGAACTGATTGATGTGTCCAATATAAATTTCGATTGCAGTAAATGTTCATTGTGTAAAGAATGCGAAGAGTGTGAGATGAAGCATGGATCATACCTGTGTGATGTGATGGCATGTTTCTTTTTTGTCAATCGTGGCAAAGTAACGGATATTAAAACAAAGGAGGAAAAGGAATGAAAAAAGTATTGTCAATTGAACAGATGAAGCATTTGGGGGATCTTGGTATAGATACAAGCAATGCAAGTATGACATGGATGTTGTATCCTTATGAAGAAGACAAACAACCCAAATTAAGTTTACGTAAATGGAATACTTTCAAGGAACCATTTAGGATACAACATTGTATCCCTGCATTTACTTTGCTTGACGTTTTAGAATTGTTACCGAAAGAAATAAAAACAGGTACAGATAATTATTGGCTTACAATGTCCCATGATAGCGAAAAATGGTATATATGCTACTCGGAGTTTGACTACTATAAAGAATTTAGGTCTCATTCATTAATTGATGCGGCATACGATATGTTGTGTTGGTGCATTGAAGAAGAGTATGTTAAAGTTGGAGAGGATGAATAACTATGGATGATTTGACAAAAATATTATTTTCAGTAGTTCTTATAATGCTATATAACTGTGCTTGTGGCTATGGATACGAAATATCTAAAGCTGATAATGGAACTCATATAACTAGTTCTGTTTATGAAGGACCTAATGATGGTGGTAAATGGGATATTTATGAAGAAGCACTTGAAGCCGGATTACAGGAAGCATTAAAACTTATATGATTATGGAAACAGCAGAATTAATATTTAAAGGTATCCTTACCTTATTAAATGTTTGTGCTTTGATGTTTACCTTAATCTTGGTAAACAAGTGGCACAGACTCATGGAAGACAAGATGGATAAGATAGAAGGATATGTCCGCCATGTATCAGATCGTAACGATATTGTTTACATTAACCAGCTTTCGGAATTGCAAAGACTGTTGATAAAAGAAGAACGGTATGAGGAAGCCGATAAGATTGGAAAAATAATTAAGGATGAAGAAATTAAATTAGGAATAAGGGAATGAAGAATATTAATTTGAACGAACTACGAGATCGTACTTATAAGACCGCTTGCGAGCACGGTTTCCATGATAAGGATCTGAGTAATGAACACTGCCTTTGCCTTGTCATTTCTGAGCTTATGGAAGCTGTGGAAGCGGACCGAAAAGGTAGATTAGGGAAAAATTGTAAACGTCGTTTTGAAATGGGATACAATCGTTACCCTGCATTGGTGAAAGAAGAGATGCGATTCAAATGCACGTTTGAAAAGCATATAAAAGATTCACTTCCTGATGAATTGAGTGATGCGGTTATACGCCTGCTTGACCTTGCAGGACTTCGAGGGATAAGCCTTGAACTTGCCAACGGAGATATTGATGACTGTATTGAAGATCTGGCAGAAGCCTGTAAAGACGAAACTTTTACCGAATCAATCTATTCCATCTCTACACTTCCTGTTAGATATGACGGAATATTTGATTTTTCTATTACTGTGAATGATATGATACTGTCAATTTTTGGACTTGCCAAACATCTTGACATAGATTTGCTTTGGCATATCGAGCAAAAACAAAAATATAACGAATTAAGACCTATGTTAAACGGAAAAAGATATTGATTATGAAACGTGAAATAAAATTCAGAGGAAAAGAATTTGAAACAAGACAGTGGATAGAAGGATCTTTGACAACATATCCAAGATATTACCCAACTATTACACTCGTTGAAGATGCTGAACCTATTCCCAAAAAGACAACTTGTGTAGTTCTTCCTGAAACAGTAGGACAGTTCACCGGATTATGTGACAAGAACGGCAAAGAGATTTACGAGGGGGATATAGTCAAAACAAAAGAATATGGGATTGATATTCCTAATGGAGTTTTTTGTTCCAATGTTGCTGGTTACGACAATTTTTCAGTAGATTATATTGATGGTGGGTTTCGTTTGTTAAATAATCAACGTGGATTTTTATTGTGCAAAGGTAATCATCTTGAAGTGATAGGTAACATATATGATAATCCGGAATTATTGAAAGAAAATAAGCGATGAAAACAATTTTATTTATATCTACATGTATTATCGCCCTATTATGGGTTGGTGATCTTACAATAACATTCAAGCCATTTTCCATCTCGCTTCCTGGTTGGCATAAGGCTTTAGGTATCCTTCTATTTTTTCTGTCAATGACGGTATATAATATAGGGGAATATACTAGAGGCTATAAACAAGGTTTCGATGATGGGATAAAGGAATGTATTGAAATACTTAAAAAGAAATGAATTTAGGGTACTTTTAGGGTACATGAATTAAATGGTATGTTTTTTGTTTTATTCATATTTTCCGTAACTTTGAATTGTAATGATCCCGTGTAAAGGAGCGCGGTACGTTCTTCGGACGAAAAGACTTTTATGAAAAAGAAACTTGTAATAAATAGAGAAAAATTTTGCCACTATTATATAGAAACGGGTAACGCATCAGAGGCGTATCGGAAAGCTTATCCATGCAGTGTGAATTGGAAGGACGGAACTGTGCGCAAACGTGCGTTTGACCTTCTCAAAAATTCAGATGTGGCCTCCCGGTTGAATGAACTTCAGGTTGAGGCTTGCGAGAGGTTTGATATGAAGAAGGATGATGTGCTTCGCTTTCTTGCAAGCGTGGTGAATGTTGATCCGATAGATCTGCTGTCCTCTGGTAAAGATACATATATGGTAAAGTCTGTTGAGAATATTCCGAAATCCGTCCGTCTATGCATACAGTCAATTAAGAACACTCAATATGGAGTGGAGATACGGCTATACAGCAAGATAGCCGCCATTACACAGATAAGCAAGATGCTTGGATGGGATGCTCCGGTAAAAAGTGATGTCAGTACTAATGTGCGCATGATAATTGGGGACGAGTGATGATAGAGATGGTATTCTCACATAAGTTGTTCAATCCTCTGTTTTGGCATATCCGTAAGGTTATGCATGACAAGAATATCAGGTACATTATAAATAGAGGTGGTTCTTCATCGGGAAAATCTGTATCTACGACACAGGCTGTGTTGTTGTCTGTATTTTCTTGCGAAGGTTCGGCTCTTGTTGTAAGAAAAGTGGGAGCTAGTCTGAGGAATACAGTGTATGAAGAGTTTAAGACCCAACTAAAGGCTCTTCAACTGAGTCAGTTCTTTGTGCCTAAGGAAAATAATATAACTTGTGTAAATGGTTGTAAAATTGACTTTACAGGGCTTGATGATCCTGAAAAAATAAAGTCTATCACTGGATATCGTTGGATAGTGATGGAAGAAGCAACCGAGTTCGAATATGAAGATTTTACTCAGATACGTTTCCGTCTTAGAGGTAAGGAAGGGTTGCAGATAATATGCAATTTTAATCCTGTATCTGAGGATTCATGGATTAAAACGAAAATTCTTGATACTTATGAATGGGACGATCTTCCAAATGAACTATATGGCGAAGTGAAAAATCCTCTTACTAAAAGTTCTTTGCCAAAGGCATACAGCACAATATTAGGGAAACGGGGTTGCAAACCTAGAATGATCGCCAATGAACGTACAGGAAAGCTGGAAAAGTACCCATCGGATACAATAGAACTGCATTCGTCTTATAAAAATAATTTTTGGGTGGTTGGTTCTCCGGACGGTAAATATGGATATTATGACAGGCAGACAATATCCAATTATCAATGGTACAAGGAACATGATTACAACTATTACCGGGTATATGCGCTGGGTGAATGGGGTAGTATTAAGACGGGGGGTGAGTTTCTATATGCTTTCGATTCTAATAGGCATATTAAAACAACACGATATATCAAGGGACTTCCTGTGCATATTTCTATTGATAACAATGTTCTTCCCTATATTTCGATTTGTTTTTATCAAGTGGACGGAAGTCATATAAGGCAGTTTAATGAGATATGTGCCGGTGATCCCTTTAACACAGTAACGCATGCATCTCGGATGGCTGTTGATTATCTGCGGTCAATCAGATACAATGATATGCTGTATTTATATGGTGACGCTTCAACAAGGAATGGGAATACTATAGATGATGAAAAGAGGTCATTCCTTGACAAGTTCGTAGAAGGGCTGGAAGGTACTTACCATGTCGAAGAAAGGATACCATATTCTAATCCGTCCGTGCCCATGTCTGGTGAGTTTGTCAATTACATGCTTGATGGTGGTTCCGGAATGTGTTTTTCAGTAGATGACGGATGTAAGAATTCAGTTGTTGATTATAATAATGCCAAGAAGGATGTTAACGGTGGAATGTTGAAGACGAGAGTTAAGGATAAGGTTACGGGGCAGTCTTATGAGAAGTACGGGCACATTTGCGACTGCTTACGTTATATTACCGTATGGGTGTTTAAGGATGAATATACTCGTTTCTCCTTAAAAAGAAAACGAAGTAAAATTAAGCAGGAAAATAAAGATATGAGATATTATGATATATCTAAAAATATTCAGGGGACAAGACTTGTATATGTTCTTCCCGAATATGCCGGAAAGTTTATTATGGTTTCATGTTATGTAAATGAGCGAATATATATCGATAATGTGACATATATAAGTTCATTTGATGAAAATGTTCTTCTGTCATTTTTAGAAGGGATATCTCCTGCGGAGATCTTGTTTGAAAGTGAAAAAAATTATTTTCCTATAGCACGGGGCTTAAGGGATAGATATGATGTCAGAATCATACATAAAAATATGGGAGCAGACGCTAGGATATCTGCTTTTTTGGATTTTATCAAAAATAATGTGATGTTCCGTTCAGACTATGACAAGATACCGCAATACAATGAGTTTATGGATGGAGTATTGGACTATAATGGTTCAGATGATTGCGCTGCAATTTATTCTGTAGCAGCACTGTCTTATTACGTATCGAAAAAATATAATATATAATTGGTATATTTTTAAGATATATCAAAACTTTGGCAAAAAAATATCGGATGTTGTACAAAAAATGTTGGTCTTTTTTTAATATGGGTATTTTTATGGTATATAAATTGGAAGTTTATTATTTTAATTTATATTAAACGAAAATAATATTTGAATTATTTGTTAATTAATAAATTAATTTGTTCCTTTGTAACAGGCAATTGCCTTCATGGTGTGAAGTTGCACCATACCCACTTTTAGAACGTGATCACTGTGGAGGCAATTGCTGTATTATAACGGCGGTTGCCTTTATTGTTGTATATGAGACACTGGTTTAAGATACCTTCTTTAAAGAAGTCAAATAAGGATATGTATGATGAAGCCACCTATCATGGTAAGGATGATGGGGGTAATTTTATTTATGTACCTAAATGGGTAGAGAGCCTGTTTCCTGGCAATAAAGGAAATATAGATTACGATATGTCTACTGTTGAGGGGAAAGCAAGAGCCTTGCATGAATGTTGGCCGTTTGCAATGGTTCTAGATCATTGCGGAAGAATGATTCAGAACGGAAGATATTACGTTACAGATATGAACGGGAATGAAAAGAGGAGTTTTAAAGATATTGTGACTCTCTTAAATCGTCCAAATATAATACAGAGTGGGCGTTCCTTTATAAAACAGGTTGAGATATCCTTAAAATGTTTCGGATTTTGCCCTATTTATACATTGAGAGCTTTAAAATCCGACCTGCCTAAATCCATGATGGTAATACCTCCCGAATTATTTTATATGGAATCATTCGGTAAAGACCCATTTACTCAGACAGAACTTTCTTCAATTGCTAAAAGGGTATATATACGTTGGGGAGATGTAAATATAGAGCTTGGGGATGAGGAATATTTTGTCATATACGATTCAATAATGGATATTCCAAGCAATAATGGAGGGAAAATTGCCTTCCATTCCCCTGTAGACGCATTATCTTCGCATACGCGAAACTATATGGCTCAACTGATAGGGAGAGGAAATCTTATAGTTAATGGAGGTCCAAAAGGGATATTGTACGGGAATGATACGACTGATGTAGGGAATGCCGCCATTACTCCGTCTGAATCCCAAAAATTGCAGAATGATTTTAAAAGGAAATATGGCATAGTGCATAAGTTGTATGAAATCATGGTGACTCCTAAGAAACTGGGATGGATTACATTAGGATCAAATACGGAACAATTGAAGCTTCATGAGGAAGATAAGGCGTGTTTGGAGGCGATAGCTCAGACCATAGGTTTTGACGCCAATCTGATTATACAAGGAAGTACTTATGATAACTCTTCTCAGGCAAAGAAAGCGGCATATCAGGATCTTATTATTCCTGACAGTGAATGTATAACAGAGGCTTTGACTAATGCTATATGTAAGGACAGAGCAATAATCAAAATGGACTTTACTCATGTCGCTTGTCTTCAAAAGGACATGAAAGAGTTGGCGGATGCCTTGTCTACAGCCTCTAATGCTATAGCTTCATTGTATAACAACCGGCTGATTACTTTTGAGGAGGCAAGAACTGAGATGTCTAATTTTACAGATATTGATCCGGATAACCCAAAAGGGGAATTTAAAATAGAAATAAATAATGATGGAGACAAGCAAATACAAGGACAGGCTGGGGAAGCAGTATAAATCCTTATCTTTTTATGCAAAGGAGATACAATATGATTCTGGCAGCAGAACTATCAGTGGTTATGCCGCAATTTTCAATAACATTGATAAGTTCGGTGATATGCTCTTGAAAGGATGTTTCTCAAAAAGTATACAGGAGAGAGGTCCGGAAAGTTCTGCTAATGATAAGATTATCATGTTGTGGATGCATGACATGCATGAACCTATAGGACGCATTACGCTTCTGCAAGAAGATGAGAAAGGGCTTTACTTTGAAGCGTCTATTGATGATGTGGAAAGAGGGAATCAAGCGTTGAAACAGCTTGAAAGTGGAACTTTGAACCAGTTCTCTATAGGTTATAGTTATGTATGGGAAAAATGTGAATATGATAGGGAACGTGACTGTTTGGTTGTAAAGGAAGTCATTCTATATGAGATATCCGTAGTGTCCATAGGATGTAACGGGGAAACTGAATATCTTGGTCTGAAATCGGCAGAAGAATATGAAAGTGCGTTGGAATCACTTCCGGTTGAAATAAGTGATGTATGTAAAGGACTTCCAATAAGGAAGAGAGAGGAAGTTCAAACGTTAATAAGAAAAGCGATGTCACTCGCTCGATACAAGCCGGCAGGCAAGCCACTTGATGAAGAGGGAGCCGATAAAAAAATAAAAATATTTACAAAACCTTTAAAACTTAAAGAAGTATGAAATTTGACTTTTTAAGCAAAATTGATTTGTCGGGAATGGATGAGGTTTCCGTGAAGTCATTACAGGCGTTGCAGGACGCAATAAACGCTACTGTAGGTGATTTCATGAACGATACTATCGACAAAAAAACTTTTGAGGATAAATTAAATGAGGTTACTCAAAAGATAGACTCCGAAAAGGAATTGGAAACAGTGCGTAAGGAACTTGGTGAGATGAAAGAGATAATTGTTCGCATGAAGGGTGCAATGCATAAGAATGAAGATGGGGAAACGGTTTTCAAATCTGTAGACCAGCAGATTGAAGAGCAATTGAAGGATTTCATTACTGTAGGCAAACATGGAGAGAAATCCGTGGACTTGAAAACAGCTTGTAAGCAGTCTCCTGGATTCAAGAAAAGCCTTACACTTGTTATGAGCAAAAAGGATGTTGAGCCCTTGAAGAGTACAGGTGTGGCACCACATTATAACATGACAATTGATAGTCAGTTATCTGTTGATCCGCGTTCTCAGACTGTAATCCGTAAATTTGCCAATGTGGCAGCAATATCTACACGATCATTAACTTATGCGGAGTTCAATCCGGGTGAAGAAGAAGCCGAATGGGTTCCAGAAGGCGGTCTTAAGCCTATGATGAGCGGTACATTGTCAGAAGTTACTATCAATGCTGGCAAAGTGGCTCTTGGCACAAAAGTAACCGAAGAAACATTATCTGATTTGCCTCAGTTGGTTGCGGAGGTTAGGGCTGAGATTATCAATCGTATTGGTTTGAAAGAAGAAGAAGGTATTCTGTCTGGTACTGGTTCTGGTGGTCAGATTAAAGGGATTGGGAGTGATATACCTACATTCTCCTTGACAACTCTGAAAGTAGATAAGCCCAACACTTATGATGTTATTGTTGGTATGTATACACAGATTGTGTCAATGTCCAATATGGCTTATCGCCCAAACCTTGTGCTCATGCATCCTCTTGACTATGCACAAATGCAGTTGACTAAGGATGTTAATGGGCAATATCTTCGTCCTTTCCGTATTGGTGATGAACTGATTCAAGGTCTGAGAGTGGAAACCAGCACTGCGATCAAACAAGGTGATATTTGGGTTGGAGATTTTAACTATCTTAACATCCGTGATGTCTGGGTCCTTACCATTACACTTGGGTGGGAAAATGATGATTTCACTAAAAATATGGTGACTATCCTTGGTGAGAAACGATTGATGGTTTATATCAAAAAACAATATAAAACAGCTTTTGTCAAGGATAAGATTGCAACCGTTATTGAAGCTATAACCCCCGTCGCTGTCGGCGGATAAATTTATATATGCTATGAAGGTAAATTTGACTAAAACTTATGAGGTTGAGTTCGCAAAGGACGGAGCTTCTTATAAAAAAGGTGATAAGGTAAGTGTTAATATGTTACTTGCAGCTAAGTTCTTCCAAGATGGGCGTGTTGCCACCGTTCCTACGGAATTGATAGAGGATGCTAAGAAAATCGGTGCTGAAGACTTGTTCAATAAAAAGAAGAACCTCAAAGATATTGTGTAATGTTAGTGGATTATACTTTTTTTCAAGGAGGTATTCTTGATATTGAGGGTGCTGTATTGAATATACATACTCCCTCTGAGACTAATAAGGCGATAGTTGCCAGCCTTCAAGGCTTTGTAATGCAATATGAGTCGGAATATCTGGGAAAACTCCTTGGAGAGAAGTTGTATGAGGAATTCTCATCATATATTGCCAACGAAAGGAAAACGAAGGAAAAAAGATGGGATGATCTTATAGCGCGTCTTGTCGTGAGATATAGTGATGGTGATAGTGAGGTTTCCAAATCCCCTATTGCCAACTATATATATTTTCATTATTTGAGACATAATCATGCACAGGCAACTATTACAGGTGTGAAGGCTGACGAAGATGACGGCCGTCTTGTAAGTCCAGAAAGGAAAATGATATTCGCATGGAATGACATGGTAAGAATGAATATCAGACTTGTGAGGTGGCTTAAATCAAATAAAGCGGACTATCCGGATATCGCCACCGATTTCGAATTGTTGGAAACAATTAATTCTCTTGGAATATGATAATCGATATAATATCAGATGTATGTGCTTCCTTGTCAAAAAGAATGGATCAACAGATAAATTACATATATGGTGACAGTTCTTATATAAGGGAAACACTTCTTCTTCTTGGGAAAAGCAGGGTGACAGCATTGGGAAAATTCCCAATGATAGGGCTGTATGTTCCCTTAGACGAGGAAAGGGATAGTGAGGATTATTTTTGTAAGGCATCTGTAAACATAATAATCGCTACCAATACATTGGAAAAGTATACAAATGAACAACGTCGTGAGATATCTTTTGAAGGTATTCTTCGACCTTTGTATTACAGATTCATAGAAGAGTTAAAAAAATGTGATAAATTTGATTTCGGTTACTCCGGTATTGTAAGCCATACATATTCAGAAAATTATAGTTTTGGAAGACGTGGTGCTGTTGATGTTGACGGTAAGGAAGTTGGCGAAAAGATAGATGCTATTGAAATAAAGAATTTGGATTTAACAGTTAAAAATCAGAATTGTTATGCGAACAGATATTAGAGAGTGCGGCAGCACGTCCGGATTTAATACTGGAATGAATTACTGCCCCCTGCAACCGGACAAGGTAGCAGGTGTTATATTGGTCATTCATGGCAAAAAACTGCCAAAGGAACTGACTGCTGATGCTTTGGAAGAGGCTTGTCATGCTGATTATCCGGACAGAATTTATCCTATTACAGGATTTTCGGAATATGCGGTAAGCGGTGGTGAACCCAATACATCGGAAAATGGTTATGCCGGTTCGGAAATAACGGGCTATTCGGCAAGGACGGATACATTCACGTTGCGTAAGTTTAATCTAGCTTTACAAGCTAATCTTGTAGCCAACAAGGATACATTGTTTGATATGTATGTTTTTGACAAGAATAATGTTATCTACGGAGAGGATGACGGAACAGACGAGCTTGCAGGATTCGATTTGTCAGGGGTTTACCCTACAGGGCAGACTTATGACTCAAGCGGACAAAAGGCTTATCTTGCGTTTAATGCAATGTATTCCGATACGGAGAAGATGATGAAAAACATGTCTGTAAAACAATCGGGTGTAAATTTGGAAAATGTTCTCAAGGGATTGAATTATGTTGAATTTGTAAAAATGACATCTCCTGAGAATACATATAAACTCGTGGATCACTATGACCGCACAGACCTTACTGCATATTATGGCGCTGTATTGTCTGAGAAGGCTTCAACAGTCGTTTCTGGTGCGTCAGCACTGGAATACAGTAACGGTGTGCTTACAGCGACAGGAGGTGTACCGGTGCTTAAATCTCCTTCTATTTTACAGGCTAATGGGGTCATTGGGATTGAACAATGGGTACAATGAGAATTAATGGAGTCACATTTATAGAGTCCGAGGTGGCCAAACTTTCATTGGATGAGTTTGTCGCTCAGAATATAGATGTATTCTGGAAGGACATTTCTAGAGAAAGGCGGAAATCAAGGCTGGTTTCCGTATATAATAGAATTATCAATAACAGTAATTTAGGAGGCGGGGGAGATTGATCCCCCGTTTTTGCTATGACATTGGAGGAATACGCGAGATGTTGGAAGAAATTGGCTGATGGCATTCAGCCAATGATAAGGGATAAGATGGAAAAGGATGCTCCTCAGTTTGAGGAATATGTACGAGAACAGCTATATAGTGGTGTTGATGGAGATGAAAATCCTTTGATCCCTGGATATACTGAGGACCCATACTTTAAAAAAACTTATGGAGAGCATTGGAAGAAAAACGCCGAACGCTATAAAAATTGGAAGACAAAGATACAGAAACCGAAACCTTCATATCTGGGTTTTTCTGCAAGAGGGAACAATACTCCAAACCTTATCATACGTGGAGATTTTTATAGTTCCATCACGGCAATACCAATATCAAATGGTATAAGGATTGCCAGCTATGGCGTTTCTTTTGGTTCTGATATTGAGAAGAAATATGGCTATAAAATTTTCAAGGTAAGCTCCAAAGCAAGGAGGCATTATGTTACGTACAGGCTTATGCCCTCTATTGAGAAATTTATAAGGAGGTGCGAACTATGAAAAACTGCTTGTGCCAAGGAAATAAGTCAATGAGGGAGATGGAACATATGCGTTCAATCGCAGAGAAGGCTGCTGTTATGGATGAATGTGTTTATATATTATACAAGGTTGGAGATGTGTATAAATTCTGTCGTGAAGGTGAAAACTGGTCAGGCGAGTTTATTGAATTCATATTTCCGTGAAATGATAGCGGACATCCGGAAGGATTACCGCTATCTATGTAAAGGACGGATCTACAAAAGATCGTTTTCTCCTTTTTCAATATTGGCTCTTATTTGCCTTAGAAGCAAGAATGATCCTTCCATCTTGTAATTTCCTAAATTTTGTTTCGCCTGCATGATGCAGCTTTCGATAGTGAGGACTAAATCTGGAGTGAACGCAGATTTGTTAATTTGCATTGTTTTGGGAAGTTGGTTAGCATGATCATTAAACCATGCAATCATTTCATTCAATTCTTCCTCTGTGTAACTTTGTTTTTTTTCAGCCATATTATATTCCCATGATTAATGATGCTTATATCTAAAAACAGTTCGTTTGTTACAAATGTTTTGTGCAAAAAAAGACATTTATTTTTTAATTGAAAAACAAAACTATCAATTATGTTATAATTTAGATTTTGTCTAAATTGTGAATGTGATATTTAATAATTGCGTTACTATATATTACTATGCGTTACTTAGTATTACTATTAATTGATATTGTCTTTTGTTTAATATTCATACCATTGTATAAGATAAAAACATCATTTACCTTTGTATCTGTAACAAGTGCAAAGCGTTACTTGATGTTGATTAAATATTCTCCTATTGGAGTTTATATATGACTGTTCCGTAGTAGCTTGCACCTATTACGGGACTTTCTTTTTATACGATTCCAAGCGTGGATAGTATAAGGGAGGAAAGCAGGAGTGAATAATGGCACAATGAGGTTCGATTCCCCACCTGCTACAATCAGTCAAAATAAATCCCCGAAGGCGGAAGTGACTGAGCCGCCAACGGGGAACAATATTAATCTTATATCGCAAAGATATGGAAAATTTTAATAAGTTAGTACCTATTGATGGGGAAAATGGCGAAAAAAGAACAATAAGTTCACTGCAAATTGCAGAAATTACAGGTAAGGCATATTGTGGCGTGTTGAAAGTCATTAGAAAGATGGATATTATGTGTGTGAAAATAACAATGAAAAATATATTTTCATTATTTGTTTGTTTGAAAAAATGTTGTACCTTTGTAGTGCTACAACTTACTATTAAATATGCCAATGGGATTTTTTATGCCCGTAAGGAAACTTATATATTAAAATATAGGCAGACGATATCCGTGTATCATCGCCCAATGGCAATGGTAGGTTGTAGCAAACTAGGATATTTGTCTGCTTTTTTATTTAATAACAAATAATTTCATTTCATGCTACAACCAAATGAAATCTATTTGAACGGGAATAATAGTACCGTACAGATTGCGTCAGCTCACGAAACGAGCAAGACTTTCTCCTATAATGGAAACGAAGTACTTTTTGACATCAAAGATGATGTTATGGTTAACGCCACACAGCTTGCTAAAATCTACGGAAAGCGTCCCAATGATTATTTGTCCTTACCTGCTACAAATCAATTAATTAACGCAATTACAAGAAAATATGGTATTTCTGAAAATCAATTAGTTATATCAAAGGCAGGTTCATCACATAACGGAGGTGGTACTTGGATGCACAGATTAATAGTAGTTGATTTCTGTCAATGGTTAGACATTGATTTGAAACTGTGGTGTACTGAAAAACTTGATGAGTTGATGCGATACGGCATGACCGCCACGCAGCCAACGCTTGAGCAGATGATAAACAACCCTGACCTTGTTATCAGTCTTGCCACACAGCTAAAGAGCGAACGGGAGGAAAAGCAACGATTGGCATTGGAAGTGCAGAAGAAGGAACAGGAGAAGCAGTCTATTATAGAAGAAACAAAACCCGCTGTAGTTTTCAAAGAATGTTTTACAAGTTCGTCTACCAATATTCTCATAGGAGATCTTGCGAAACTTATCACCCAAAACGGATATAAGATTGGAGAAATAAGGCTTTATGAATGGATGGTAGAGAACAAGTTCCTTATCAGAAGGCAGCGATACAGCAGATCGAAGAATAAATATATAAATGACTATATGCCTACACAGAGGGCGGCAGAAATGGGATTGTTCTTCGTTAAAGAAAGACCGATAGTATCGGGTGAAAATCCCATTTTTATAAAACATACCTGTTACGTTACAGGTAAAGGTCAGGTGTATTTTCTGAATAAGTTTAAATCTTTAATGGCTGCATGATCATGGAAATAAAAATGAATAATAGCTTAACATTTGATGAAGTAGCAGATAAGTTGGGATGTTCAGTGGAGGATCTTCAAAAAATAGCTTTAGAAAATGGATTGATTGACGAGAATGGGAATCCTACCGAAATGGCAATAAGAGAGGGCCTTTTTTCTCAATATGCGACAATGGAAGATGAATATGGTACAGTAAATATAACAGTATTACATTCCGAATACGATATGATAGCAGTGTGTATATCAGATCCTGAAGACCATGAGCGTGACAGTGTGGCTTTTATTTCAAGAGAAAAAGCTCATGCATTAGGAGAATATCTTCTTAATATGTAATAACAATATTATTTATTAATCAAGTCTTTCCCACCTTATCTTACGAGGTGGGCAGACTATTTACATCCGTTAACGTTGCGATTCGCAACATAACCCGAAAAGACTATGAAAACAATAGATAAACTTGAAATTATACTTCAAAAAATGAAAGAACAAAATAATAGACTTGAACGGATATACGGCAAGCATCTCAAACTGATTGTATGCACTGGGAAAAGAAGTGAGAAGGTGAAATTTAAACATGAAGATTGAAATGCTATGTTTGTAATTTATTTAGACAGTATTCTAAATTGTAAACAAATATGTCGTAATGTTTTGATTTGATTTTAAAAGTATATTACTTTGCTGAAAATAACCAAATTATTATAACTATATGAAAAAAGTATTATTTTTAATGATTGTTTCATTATTCAGTATGAATCTGAGTGCTCAAGTAATGAGAGCGGAAGAATTAGAAAAATATGCAAAGGAAAATTATGGTGATAAGTGGGTGGATGCGGCTGAAAATTTAGGTTCTTCATTGGTATTGGATAAGAATCAGAGTTTGACCTATGAGCAGATAATTAATTGTGGGGAACAGACTAAAGAGCAGTTATATATTACTTTAAACCATTGGTTTGCGGAATCTTTTAACGATGCGAACTCAGTAATTAAATTGAATGATAAGGATGCGGGAGTAATTATTGCTAAAGGATTTGTAGGAGGAATCGCTCAACATATTGGAGGAATGACAGCTTATAATGTTAACATCCACCCTGTTATAAAAGTTGATATTAAAGATAAAAAAATTCGTGTTACATATACGCTTCAATATTATGAGGTTGAGCAGAACATCGGAGGCGGATGGATGGGGGCTTTTTCTGCTGGTACAACAGGACAGCCTGCGGACACGACAAAGAAAACAGAAAAATGGGGTATAGAAACATGTTATCCTTTCAGCCCCAAAGATCAGCATAAGGCAAAGAAAACATCGTCTAAAGCATTGATTATGGCTCATGCATATTCCAATGTTATTATGGATAAAATAGAAGAAGCTGTGAAGAATGGTCTTGTGGGCAATGAAAATGATGATTGGTAATTTAAATAAATTATTTTTCACGGGGAGAAGTTTTTGCTTCTCCCTTTTTTATTTCCTCACCTTCATAATATCAATAAAATCACTATCTTTGCTCTTAGAAAGTGCATGAAGTCATGCACTACCCAAAACTTACGAAAAGACCATGGCAGGAGCAGAATTTAAAATTACTGATGCGATTGATCCTAACATCGTTAAGAAGTTAAATGAGATAAGGATTAATATTCAAACCACATCTTCCGAATATGCGAATTTCACAAAACAATTAAGTGATGGTATAAATTTTAAGCCGGGTAATCTAAGAGAATACCAGTCTAAAGTTGACAGTTATAATGCTACAATTACCAAATTATATGCTTCTCAAAATAGGTTGTCTGAATTACAGGCTAGTCAATTAAAGTTATTGACCGATATTTCCCGTAAGATAGAGCTTCTTACCAAACCATTGAATACATTGGCAGACAAGATAACGGAAGTAAAAGTAAATTTGAGAGGTGCTTCCGAAGATCTGAAAAACGTGTCACAAGATGCGGAAAATGCTTCTGTTTCATTTCAAGAAGCATCTAAGAAAATATCCATGACTGCTGCTGATTTTGATTCAATCCGTCAGACGGTAAAGGCTTTTGATGCGCAAGCCTCCGAATTGAACAGTAGGTTAAGTGATAACAAAGAAACAATTTCAGCCTTAAGAACATCTCTGAGGGAATTATCGAAGGAGTATAAGAAAGGTGCTATCAGCGAAGAGGAATACAAGTCCAAAAGAGATGCTACGGTATCCCAGTTACGCACGCTGACAGAGCAGAATAAACAATATTTGGCGATATTGAGAAATCATACACAGGTAGCGATTGCCACTACAGGAAGCTATAACGAGATGAAGGCTTCAATGCTTCAGTTGGAAAAGGAATATTATAACCTTTCACAAGCTGCACGCGAGGGAGCAAAAGGTATGGATATCTTGAACAATATCGGCAAGCTGAATCAACAATTAAAGGATATAGATGCACAGATGGGCAATTACCAACGTAATGTGGGTAATTATGCTTCTGGTTGGAATGGCCTTAATGTTTCCATACAACAGATTGCGAGAGAACTTCCGGCTTTGTCTGTTAGTGCCAATACTTTCTTTCTTGCTATATCCAATAACCTTCCTATATTTATTGATGAGTTAAAGAAAGCAAGGGTGGAATATGAACTTCTTAAAAAATCGGGGCAGACTGCTACACCTGTATTTAAACAGGTATTGAGTTCCCTTCTTAGTTGGCAGACGGCTTTAGTTGTTGGGATAACTCTTTTATCGAGTTATGGAGGTGAGATAACCAAATGGGTGGGTAGCCTGTTTGATGCAAGAAAAGAAATTGATTATCTAAAACAGCTTCAGGAGGATTTGAATAAAGCTCAAAAAGAAGGTGTGAAAAATGCCCAAGATGAAGCTATTAAATTGGATATATTATATAGGGCTGCTGTCAATTTGAATAAACCTATGGGAGAGCGGAAAAAAGCCGTTGAGGAACTGAAAAAGCAATATCCTTCATACTTTAAAAATATAAGTGATGAAAACATTCTTGCAGGTAAAGCGGCTGATAGTTATCAAAGGCTTGCATCGGCAATTGTTTCTGCTGCCAAGGCGAGAGCTGTGCAGGATAAAATAATAGAGAATGCAAAAAAACAACTTGAACTAGAAGCCCAAATTGAGGATAAGTATATAGAACAAGAGAAGGCGCAAACTAAATTAGAATTGGCAGAAAAAAAACGTGATAATGCTAGGCTATTAGCGCAAACAAAAATAAATCAATTAGGAACATCTGGAACAAAAGCATTAGCAACATCTTTAAGAACATCTAATCAAATAGCCGAATCACAATATAATTCAGCAAAAGCTAAAGTAGATAAGATAGATGCAGATTTATCTAAATTGAGAAAAGAAGCATCTGCAATAGACTTGGAAAATAATAGGCTGGCAAATTCTATTAACATTGGAGATGTTACATTTAATCCTCATTCTGTTGATAAAGCCGCAAATGATCTAGCACAATACATAGAGAATCTTAGGAATAAAATGGCTGACTTGTCCGTTTCTCTTATAGAGGATGAGCACCAGCGTAATCTTGCTGCCATAGAGAAAGAATATAAAGACCAGATAGCAGCTGTAAAGGGATATTCTGAGGAAGAGAACAAACTTCGGGAAATGTTGGGCCAAGAGAGAATGCAGAAGATAGCGAAAGAGAATGAGGAATATGCTAAGAAGTTGGCAGAGGCTGAGAAAAAAAGGATCGAGGAAAAGAAAAAGTATACTGATGAGATGCTCAGACTGGAAGAGGAACAATCATCTCTCCGTATAGCAGCTACAAGTACTGGATATAGGGAACTTGAAAACATTATAACAGCCAATTACGCAAAAGGTCTGATGTCGCGAAAAGAATATGATGAAGCCATGCGTGAATTGGAGAAGCAAGCCGCAAACGAGCAATTGCAGATACAGATAGATGCTACTGAAAAAATGATTGAGATAGCGGAAGCATCGGGCGTGGTAAGCAAGCAACAGATTGAAATGCTGAGAGAATCCATAAAGGCAATGGAAGCAGAGATAGGTTCCATAAATGCGGATGATCAGTTGAAAAAAGCGGAAGAGCAACAGGATATTACACGAAGGAATTTTGAAGCGTTGAAAGGTTATTCTTCTGCATTGAAAGATCTTGCATCGGATATCGATAGCCCGTTTGCCGGTATATTTGACGGGATGGATAAGGGGTTCAGCATTATGTCTGATAAGATATCAGGCGTTTGGGGAGAACTTACAGACGGTGAGAAGATAGAAAGAACTACCGAGATGTGGGGAGCGATGGTTAGCGGGATTGGTAGTATGATATCATCCATTTATGATCGCCAGATTGAGGCTGTTGAGGCTGAACAGGAAGCGAATGAGAAAGCTGGTGAAGAGGAAATTTCCCGTATAGAGGCTTTAGAAGAAAAAGGGGCTATAACAACAGAAGAAGCCGAAGCGCGTAAACGTGCGGCGGAAGATAAAACGGCACAAAAGAATGCCGAATTGGAGAAGAAAAAAGCTGCATTAAGAACAAAACAAGCAAAGTTTGAGAAAGCTACCAGTATAGCTGAAGCGGCTATACAGATAGCAGGTGGTATTTTGCAGACGATAAAACAATTGGGTTTCCCTGCTGCAATACCTATGATAGCTGCTCTAGGTGCTATGGGGGCGATACAGCTTGCTACTATTATAGCGACTCCTATTCCGAAATACGCCAAGGGCACTGATTCTCATAAAGGCGGATTAGCTGTAGTGGGTGATGGTGGCGTTTCCGAAACGATCGTTACAGATAAAGGGGCGTATATTACTCCGTCTGTCCCTACTTTGGTTGACATCCCTAAAGGTGCGAAGGTTATACCTTATGCTGTGGATATGGACAGGATAAAGGCTCATGCAAATGATTTTGATGGTCTTATGGCATATAGAAGCGAAAACAATCTTCCTCCTGTATCAATAGTTAATGATTATAGCGAACTGGAGAAAAAGATAGGGCATCTGGAGAAATCACAGCAGATAGGATTTGCAAAATTAGCCAAGGCGATAAGAGAAAACAATTATCAGCAATTTTCAAAAAGTATCTGATTATGAGGTATACAAGTGACATATATGAACTTCCTTTGTCCATTTTTATGGAGATTTATACCAATGATAGCAATACTATCGAATTTGACGGTGAGGACAAAGGGGCCGCATCGGCAAAAATTATCAATGACTATATAGAAATTGTTGGGAGCAAACAGTTGTCCTCTGAGATATTGAATTGTAATGAACGTATGAATCTCGCAATGACCGTGGAGTGCATGAAGGCATGTGAGAACATGATGAAGTTGAAAATGTATGATGAGGTGCGTGATATTCTGATGAAGATAGGTTATTCGTGCAAGAAAGCTGATGTAATGGCCATGAATGCTAGAATATCTGCGTTAAAATCCCGTGCACAATATGATTTGGATAAGATAAGTAAGGAAAAGAATGAGGAACCGAAGGAGAAGCCTACAAAACGGGGGTTTATAAATGAAGTTGTCGCTATTGGAAAATATAATAAGATGCATATCAATCTGAAAGAATGGACCGCCGGATCTTATGCCTGTCTTGTAAGGCAGACATGTGACGAAATCGATGGGTTGAATCGAAAGCGGAAATAATTTGAAGGCTAGTTTGTGCGGTTTTGTTAAATTTACTTTTTTGTCTATATAATGCATTTTTTTAAGTAATTTAGTGGCAGAAAATAAATGAGGACATTGGTGGAGCTCTGTCTACATAAGATATTAAGCCGTCGGTCATTTGGTGTAGAGTTCCACAATATTGCATCATTTGGTTGGCGGCTTTCCTTTTTCCCGTGTAAAGGAGCACGGTACGAAAATTGTATGGATGAAATTATTTAATTTGATTTAACCGCTCTATAAGCTTTTGTGATTCTCTATATTGTTCAGCCTGTGGAATTTTTATAAATTCAACAGTTTTATCATAGTTTGCTTTTACGACGTTCTCTATTTCATCAAGAGTTACCCTGAAAAATTCTCTACGTCCATTTATCATATTTACTTTCTTATTTTCAAAAGCATGATGTAAAGATGCTTCTAAAGTAGGCGCGTCATCTGAGAAAATCATTGCGTGAACATCGAATTTAAATGGAACAGAAGCATCGCCCAACTCATCTACTCGCTCCATTGGATCCAAACGACGTGTCATCCCTATTTTATATATATTTTCTCCAAAAGAGCCTATATTTGATATGACATATACATATCCGGCTCTTTTATTGGCTTCTCTATAGTCAATATCTTTTATTGCTATATCCAAATCAGAAAGATGTTTTTCTATTTCTTCTTTTTTCTCTAATAAAACTTCTCTTTCCAATTCGTTGCAGGACTCAATTTGTTTGTTGAGTTTTATAAGTGCATTGGTATAGTGTCTTTGTTCTTTCTCTATGTCTTTTCTTGCTTCTTCTATTTCTTTTTGTAAACGTGCTTCCTCACGCATTTGTTCGCGAATATTTCGTTGCTCCTCTTTTTCCTGTTGTTTCTTCATTGCATATTCATAGGCAAGTTGAAGTTCTTGAACTTTGAGCTCTATATAATTAGAAGATAATGAAACTGCGTTTTTTGTATTCATTTTATTCAGAACGTCAGCAGATTTATATATTTTTTCTTTATAGGCAGTTACATTGTTGAATTTTACTTTGCTGATAAGAATATCGCACTCGTCATTGAAACATCTTATGATTTGTTTGATGTTTTGATTTGTCATAGCACGGCCTTGTGCCTCACTTCCGTTTACAGTCCAAATGTGTGAGCAGGTGGCGGCAGTCTTATTCAATATCATGTTTTTCTGTTCTGTCCTAATAGTATCCAAACGACCTTTATACTGTTCTAAATTTGCAAAATCATAGATAGGGGAATATAAGCCATATTCTTGCAAAAGTATAGTTTCATCTAATTCTATAATTTGTGACTTTCTTTGTTTCAATTCTTCGGTGGAGGAAGCAATCTTGCTTTCTAAAGAGGCTATTTCATTTATATGCTGCTGTCGGTCTTGTTCAAATTTTAAATTTTGCTCATTAATAAATGAAAGTGTTTTTTCTTTTTCTTCTTCTATATTAGCAATGTCTTTATATTTGGAAAGCTCTTCACATTGTGATTGAAGATTTGTAATTTCGGAAGAAAGCCTTTCCTCTTTTTCTTTTGCTACTTCAAGATCTCTCTTTAAAAGTGCTATTTCCGTAAGTTCCTTGTGTTTCAGAAAATCAAATAGTCCCATCGTTTATCTGTTTTAGAAAGTTCTCAATATCTGTTTTGGATTTTACCGTGTACATCTTGCCTTGATATAAAATATCACCGTATAATTCATAACTTTCTATTTTGCTTTGCAATTCAAGTTGTTTTTTTGCCTTGGCCTTTATCTCCTTTTTACGATTGCTCTCAATCAATTTCTGTTTGGCTTCTTCGATTTCTTGTTGTTCTCTAGCTAAGCACCTTTCCTCTGCTTGTTTTTTCTCAATTCCTTTCTTTTCAGCCTCTAATTTTACAAGTTTATGTGTATTATCAGCTATTATACTATCCCTTATTTCTTTGTCTGTGGTTATAAATACATTTAACGCGTCCAGTTTCCAATCTATATCAGTGATATTATGAGTAGTAAATTCACCGATAGATCGAATAAATCTGGATTCATAGACATATTTAAATCTTACAATGTCAAGGTGCAAAAGTAATTTTGAAATAAATCCTTCTTTATCATATAGACTTATATCACATAAATTTTGTTTTTCAACAAAATGCCTTATGTCATGTAATTCATCTGTTATATAAATATCATCAAATGTTGTTCTATGATTGTAAATATCTACAACAACTTCTTTAATAGAATTTAATTTTTCCTTAATAATTTCTTTAGATTGATGTCCCAATAAAATAGAACTTTGTGGAACAAAAGCCTTGATAAAAAGAATTTTGTCTATAGTATCCTTATCAATATTTAAAGAATCCATCTTGTTTTGATGTATAACTTGCGAAGTTGAGTGAAAATTGGAAGACCCTTTTTCATCTGTTGGTTTTTGTTTATCAATATCATTAATAATTTTGTCAAATTCGGCTGTTTCTTTGATTGTCTTTCCTTTGAAAAAATCTAATAATCCCATATTACTTCAGTTTTAATAGTTTATCCAAATCCTCAAACGAATTATATTAATTAAATTTGACTTTTGGTATATTATCCACGTAAAAGTGCAAAATCCATCTTCAGGGCATGAACGATACGAAAGAAGCTGGATAGCTGCATGTCTGTATCTCCACGCTCAATACGGGAGATATAGCTTCTTGCTGTTCCTGTTTTTTCCGCGAGTTCACTTTGTGTCATTTTCAGCTCCTTGCGTCTATCACGTAAAATTACACCGTAATAATATGCACATACTTTTTCTTCAAATTCCCTACGGCTTTCAGTGTCGGTAGCACCGTATTTGGCAGTCAAAAAATTTTCCGAGTTAATCAACTTGTTTGTATCAATCTTCTTCATTTCTGATATTCAGCAGGCTATAGTTCCTATTTCGTACAAGAACTCAGGAGCCAAGTCCGCACCGTTCGCCCACTCGATTGTGGTGCGTGTAAGCCCGTACTGGGTAAACTTGCTTTTGTCCAACAGCTCTCCAAAGACTTCTCCGATAAGATATGGCTTCAAGTCCACTCTTTTTCTGCTTTTGTCACTGAATGTCACAAGAAGCTCGTAATCTTTAATGTAATCTACATCTACTACTCGTAACATAAACGTTTATCATTTTAAAGGTTCTATTTTATCAATCTTGTCTCCTCGCAGTTTTTCAAAGTTGAACTTGTATATCAAGTTTTCCCCCAAGCCCTTTCGTTACAATATCATAAAGCGTGGAAAGGGTAAGATTACTACCCTCCCTTTCAACTTTAGAGATAAAAGACCGTTCTTTTCCTATCTTCCCTGCAAGCTCGCTTTGTGTCATTTTTCTTGCTTCACGGGCATTGCGTATTTGAAGCCCGACACGCAGGTTGGAAAGTTCGGATTCAATCTTGTCGCGGCGCGGAGTGCCGATTTCTCCGTAAACTTCTTTTTTAATATCATTCAAAGTGTAAGTTTCCATAATCATTTCCTTTCTTTTTCCTTTTCATTAAAGTATTCTTGCATGAGCCTGACAGCCCGGTCTATCTCTTTCTTCGGTGTCTTTTGCGTCTTTTTTTGAAATCCGCTTAATAGGATAACCATTTTTTCACCGTCAAAGAAGCAAAAAACACGTATGATGTCACTCGCAAATTTTACTCTGATTTCATAAAGTCCCTTTCTCCCTTCAATATGCTTCAAGTATTTTTCCGGGACAATTTGAAGCGTTTCGACATATTGTATTGTTTTCACCACCTTATCCTGCATCTTTTCGGAAAGGGACTTCACAAAATCGATGAAATAGTGCTTATATGCTATGACGTTTCTAACTTTCATGTTACAAAGGTAATTTATAATTCACATTTGCGCAAATATTTTCTGCTTTTTTCTTTGCCATATCAAAAATTATGCTTTACTTTGCCGTGCTAACAAATCCATGAGAGCGGCAAACTCTTATGGCTCTATCCATATAGAGTTATTTTTTTGCCAAGACATATTAATAAGTAGTATCGTGTAAAATTAAGATATTGCACCTACCGAGTGGAGATACGGAAACGCCTCCGACATTAATCTTATGGATTTGTTAGCAGCTCGTAGTAGGTGCATTTTTTTTGTTATGCTAACAAATCCTATTCAAGTCCTAAAACAAACCGAATTATGTGGACGGCAATTCACAGTTTATGGAACAGTTGAGGAACCTCTGTTTCGTGCAAAAGATGTAGCAGAAGTTATTAATCACAACAACATTTCTCACATGTTGTCTTTAGTAGATGATGACGAGAAAGGTGTTACGCAATTCGTAACTCCCGGTGGAAATCAGCAAGTTTGGATGCTTACAGAAGGGGGATTATATGAAGTCCTCATGCAATCCCGTAAGCCAATCGCCAAGCAATTCAAGAAAGGAGTTAAACAAATCCTTCATGAAGTACGAACCACAGGCGGCTACCTTGCCACCAAGCAGGACGACACTCCCGAAGAAATCATGGCACGTGCTCTAACCATCGCACAAGCTACCCTCGCCAAGAGAGAGGAACGGCTAAAGCAGCTTGAAGCCCAAGCCGAACAACAGCAAGTCACCATTGAGATTCAGACAGAGGAAATCAAAAAATCCGCTCCCAAAGTCAGTTACTACGACAACCACTTGCAGAGTGTGAATACGCAGACGAGCACACAAGCCGCCAAGCAGATAGGAATGGATGCTGAAAAGCTGCACAAGAAGCTGAAAGAAATCGGAATCATATACCGGCAAAGCGGACAGTGGATATTACATGCACCTTATTCTACATGGGGGATGCATTCTACCCGTACACAGACGTACACACGCTCGGACGGTTCGACAGGAACAAGTGTATATACGGTATGGACTACCAAAGGTGTGCGTTTCATTATTGCTCTATATGAAAATGATTGGAACGTGAAGAAAGCCATCAAGCAAATAAAAGGTGAGCTGAATCCAGCCGCGTAATACTATTACATAATTATCAGCAGTCGGTTTCAATGCCCGACAGCCACAACTATACCCAAAATTATGATAGAGATAACAATAGTATTTATTTGTCTGTACTTATGTTACAGGCTTACGAGGAAGCCCGGTGAGAGTTTCTTCTATAAGGACTAATATTATTTTGCCACATATATAAAAGAAGCGTAAATGCTGTATGGAGGTTTACCAACGTTCACATTTATGATGCCCTACCGTCAATCCGGGCGGTAGGTTTAGAGTAATTTTATGCCCGTTAACGTTGCGATTCGCAACATAAATAAAAAGACCATGACAACATTAGATAAATTAGAAAATATACTCAAAAAAATGGAAGAACAAAATAATAGATTTGAATGCATATATGGCAAGCATCTTAAACTGATAGTGTGTACTGGTAAAAAGACAGTAGGCAAGTTTGATTTAAGAAATTATAATAAAATGATTATATGAGATAAAAATATAACTATATTTGCATAAGGATAACTAAAAACCCGGTACGCTTACCGGGTACACAAACACATTTAAAATAATCAGACTTCACAGTCCTAAAAACAAAAAAACTTTGATTATATGAAAATTACATTGTCACAACAAAAATAAGCATTATTTTACAAACGGCAAATTAATGGATAAGAAATGTTCTACCGCTGTGAATTGTTAATAAATGGTCTGAGGTACAGGGTTACTGATGATCTTGAGAATTGGGACGAGGTGAAGGCTAGTTTCAAGAGAAATGACTATGACGGTGTTATCCGTACTTTTTCTAACAAATTTTCTTTTGCTGGGGATGCTAGAAGATTGCTGTTAAAACAATATGATGAAGATTATCTGAATGCTTCCGCTTCAATAATAATAAGTACAAGAAATAACAGTTGGTTGTATAATGAACGGTTTAGTTGCGCTCTCAATTTCTCTACATTGCAGGATAATGGTAGTATCTTACAGATAAATGCCGTGGATGATAGCGTGGCGTCCATGATAAAGGCTAAAAGGGGGACCCAATATGAATATCCTGTTGAAGAGGTAAAAAGCCCCATTCCTCTTGTTTATGACGGGCTTGAACTTTCAGAATCGGCAAAATGGATTCCTACAGGTGATATATACAATGGAGAAGTAGGGAATATTCCAGATCAAGACAATTATGTGTCAATGGATTTTGCTGAAAGGTGGCTTCCTATGCCATTATATACAGAAGCAACTGATATTAATATTGGTAATGCTACGGAAGTATGGGATCAATCGTATATGAGTGTAGCGGATTATTACGTAAATGATGAAGGAACTGAGGTGTTGGATGATCGTAAAAATGATAATACTTTAGTTTCCGCCATAAAAAGTATAAATCTGTCTGTTGATATTGATTTTAAATTTTGGATCAGCTATAATATTATATCGCCATGGGGCTGGACTAACGGGGTACGTTTCCGGCTGGCTAAAATTGGCACGGATAAAAAGACATTGGAAACAATCAGTGAAGTTTTTTATGAAACAGTTTCCACAGGATTGATAGAAAAAGAATATTCTGCACATCATGATGTACTTTTAGCTAAAGGGGAGAAGCTTGTACTTCTTTGTAAAGTACAATCCGGAAGAGAACAGTCTGGACCTAATTTTGCTGCTGTTTATCCGGTAGATTCAAAGAGTCGTGTTACGATATCATGGAAAAACAGAATAAATCCTGTTGAGATGGATGTTGTAAATCCCGGCACGTTGCTCAACAGACTACTCAAAAGCATTAACGGGGGAAAAGACGGATTGACGGGGGTAATAGAAAGCATGGGTGACGGAAGGCTTGATAATTGTATGCTCTTGGCGGCTGAATCAGCTCGTAAGATTCCGGGAGCCAAAATATATACATCCTTCACCAAATTTGCAAGTTGGATGAGTTATGTGTTCGGATACGCTTATGACATATCCGGCAATACGATAACTTTCCGGCACAGAGGCAAATACTTCTCGGATGATGTTGTCAAAAAAATAGATGATTTATCCGATTACGAGATGAAGGTTAATTCCGCATTGGTGTATTCGCGCATACGGATAGGCTTTGACAAACAGGATTACGACACGGCTAATGGTAAGGATGAGTTTCGTTTTACGAATGAATATACCACAGGCGTGACCATGACGGACAATAGCCTTGAAATGATATCTCCATACCGTGCGGACGCATACGGCATAGAGTTCCTTGCTGACAAGATAGGTGAAGATACTACAGACAACGAAAGTGACACTGATTTATTTATGGTAGGGGTGAAATCTGATTCGTCTGGACTTAAGTATATATTGAACAGGGATTATCTTATGGGTGGCGTTCTCAGCCCTGACACAATGTTCAATGCCATGTTTTCTCCTTCTTCTATGGTTTTGGCCAATGAAGCATACATCGGCTCATCTGTTGAGATGCTTACTTTTGCGTCATCAGATGGTAATAGTGATGTGGGTATTGATGGAATGGGGGAAAGTAGGGATATAATTCTTTCAAAAAGGATGTTTACTGTGGCGGAGGTGGAATTTGAGACTTCGGATGTGGAACTCCCGGAAGATCTTACAGGAATTGTTGAACTGGAATACCAAGGCAAAGTTGTACAGGGATATTATCAGCAGGCTGATTACAATTTTACAAAATCACAAAGTTCAAAGGTAACTTTGATCGTGAAAAATTTAAATTCGTTATAAAGATTCAAATTTTAATTGTTATATTTGCAATGAAAGCTTGTGAAGTCACAAGTTACTAGAAACTTACGAAAAGACTATGATATCAATCGGAGATGTTTGTCCGTTATTCTTTAAACCGCTGAAATATAAATATTCAAATGCAGGATGTTTCAGACAAGTATTTTCTGTGTCAGACAACATCCTGCTGCAAATATTTTGTGATAACGGCGAAAAACCTTCAGCTTATTTGAATGATAAGATCGGCAATATTTCCTCCAAGATAACACTGCTCACTTATGATGTAAATGAAAGTATTAAGATGTATTATGCCTCATTATCTCCTTCGGAGGGGATATATACAGTAACTATAGCCGATAAAGAATGTGAGGAGTTCTGCGTGTGTGAGAATATAGGTGATTCTATTCTGATCGAATATTCCCATAAAGATAATAATTCTGCGTTTGATAATATATTCTGGATTGATGAGGTCCGGCAGATGTTCCAGTTCAGAATAATAGGAGGATTCAAGCCGGATGGGGTGGAGTTGAAAGTTGAAAACGAACAGTTTGTGAATCAGAAGCAGGAGATAATAGAAATGTATTCTCTCCCCTATAAAACATTTGATTTTGTTTTCGGGACAAGTTGTGGCGTTCCGTATTATATAGCGGAGTTTATAAATAAGGTACTTTGCCTTTCTCACGTCAGCATAAACGGTAATTTGTTTGTACGGGAAGGGGATTCTGTCCCGGAAAAGATTGATACAATAGGTAAGAAACAGATGTTTATATATAAAGTGACTTTACGCCCTAGAGAAAACGATATTGCTGGGATCGGAGGCAAAACTGAGATCGCAACTTCTTCTTCAGAAATCGCGTTTTTACTAACTAATCCCGAAGAGGACGATGTGTTGAAATATAAGAAGGCGAAAGCTGCTTTTGTTAATGAAAATTACGTGTAATCATGGCTAGAAATCGTCCTATAAAGATATTGTGGTACGGTTCGGAAACGGATGATGAAGGGAATCCGATTATACCGAAAATATCCCCGTCATTTGAAAAGCGACTGGAAGGGTTGAATGAGGGAGAGATATACATACATAATGATGATAAGAATCCTTCTATTTACATAAGAACCAATAAAGACAGGGTTGTTGCCATATCGGGAGGTGTAAATATAAGTGAATTGGCTAAATATTTTTTGCGCAAAGACAAGGAGGATTCTACAAATTTTCTTTTATCATTATTGGGCGGAACTGTCATTAAGAAATATGCCAAGTTCGGTGATTTCGTTACTGGTGTAGATGGCGGTTTTATTAATGAGAAGGGCGATATTGAAATGGGAAGCGGAGTTTTCCGAAAACGTCTGTTTGTACCTGAAATAGCCTATAACCGTACAACCTATTTCAAAGGACGTATGGTAAACTCCCCCGGTGGTGGTTGTACCGTATTGTCATACGTGGATAACGGCGATGGAACCTACACCATCACTCCCGATCTGACGGATGCGGACGGATTGAGCCAGTTTGTTGATGATATCCTTACCACCTATTTTGTGACTAAGAATAGCGAAGGCAAGCTGAACGGCTTTGAAGAAATGAAATTCCGGGTGACTGCCGCAGATTATACAGCCAAGAAGTTTACTGTCATTCCCCGTCCGGGGCATTCTGACTGGAAACCTGCCGAGCAGATGGTATTGGCACAAACAGGTAACTTTACGGACCCGGAACGTCAGACTTATATACTTATTGATTCCGTCAACGGAAACAACTGTATTACATTCTTTGACAATGCCAACACTTGGGACCCGGAGCCGGCACAGATGCCTGCGTGGTTCGGCAAGAAAAAAGGCATGACTGTAGCCGGTATTAATGCGGACAATTACTCAGCCGTTCTTCAGAACATCATCATGACCGGGCTTATCTTTCAAGTTGATGAGATCACCGGACAGACAGTGCGTGTACCCTTGGACAAGGGTGAATGGGTTGCAGGGAAGTACGCCTACTATGACCGGGTGTCACATAACGGGGCTTTGTGGTTGTGTGTTGATGATAATGGAACAACAACAGAACCGTCAGATGATAATCCGGCATGGCTGAAACAAGTGGCGGAAGGGCAAAAGGGTGATCCGGGATTGTCCGTAGTAGGTGGCGGTCATTGGGAATCCGCCAAAACCCCGTACAAAGCCAATACAATGGTCACTCTTGCCAATTGTGTCTTTATATCCAAGGTGGAAACCTCCAATCCTCCCATCAGAATATTGCGTGTCAAAGGTGGCAATTTCTTAAGAAAGAAGGACGGTGGTTATTATCTTGCCGGGAAACCTGCCGACTGGGAGGTTAACGAAGACTGGGATATGCTGCTTGACGGGCGTGAACTGAAAGGTGAGAGTATCACTTTCCTTGGTGAATTTGCCACGGCTCCTGCCAATCCGAAAAACGGTGATTCATACCGTAACACGACTGACCGTGCTACCTACATCTATCAGGACGGAAGATGGCAGCTCATGATATCGGACGGAAAAGACGGTAAGGATTATGAGTATATCTACACAAGAGGCAATATCATAGACAATCCTCCGGCAAAACCGGACAGCCAGCAGAAGGATGATTATATCCCTGAAGGATGGACGGATGATTTTGTAGGAGTGGACGCTGATCATCAGGTTGAATGGGGTTGCAAGCGTTTCAAGGAAAACGGTGTATGGTCAGAGTTCAGCACTCCTGCCGTGGTGCATCGCTGGAGTAAGGACGGGGAGAATGCCATCATGGCGGACTTTGATAACGAGATGGTCAATGCAGCCCTTACTTCAGACGGGAAGGTCGTGTCCTCACAGACTTGGAATACAACTGTCAGTATGTGGTATGGAACGGAGAAGCTCACGCTTGACAGCATCACCTGTACACCTGACACAAATCTTCTGTGTGCGACAGACAAGAATACGGGAGTGGTGACAATATCGGTATCTGCCGGAGCTACTCTTGCTGCGACAAACACGGTGAAGATCACAATCAAGGCTACAAAGAACGGGCAGCAGTATTCCCGTGATCTGACATTCACTGTAGCCGGGGTCCGAGGAGGTGCGAATGGTGCAGATGCCGTATTATACAGTATTGTCGTTTCCGCCAGCTCGGTAAGCAAGGACAAAAAAGGGAACTACAGCGTGTCTTCCGTATCATGTTACAGGCAAAAGTCAGTGGGAGGCGTGATATCCACCACAACAGACGGTACATTGAAATACAGCATAGACGGTGGAACAGAAACTACCATAAACAACAATACAGCCATATCAAGCGGAAACTTTACGAAGACATTGAAGTTTATCTTTTACGTGAATGACCAGATAGTGGATGTTGAAACCGTTCCCATGCTTGTAGATGGTAAGGATGGGGCTGATGGTGAGAGCATCACAGCAGCCGGTCATTGGGAATCCGCCAATACACCGTATGCGAAGAACAGCACAGTATCGTTTGCCGGAGGATCTTACTTAAGCAAGGTTCAAACTTCCAATCCGCCACTTCCGCCTCTTCGTGTGAGAGGTGGAAGTTATCTAAGGAAGAAGGATGGCGGTTACATACTTTCTGGGAAGAGATCGGATAAGGCTGTCAACTCCGACTGGCAGGAAATGACTTCCGGTGTTGAACCATCTCCATCATATTGGCTTGACAGCCCGGTAAGCACAATAAACTTTACCAGTACGGGCACACCGTCACCGTCAGCGTTTGTCGTTACCATGAAACAGAATGTAGGCGGTAATGTGAGCGATACGAACAGGTTTTATCTTGCTGCACGCAAATATAACGGAAGCTGGCTGGCGCATGTAGGTGCTACCCTGAACAGCCAGATATCCGTTCCTGCAACAGCCGGATACACCCAGTTCGCCGTCCGGGCTTATAAATCCGCGTCGGACGCAAACGCATGGAATAATAATTTTGTCGCTGAAAAAGGTGTGGGGGTTGCTAAAGACGGAGCTACAGGAGCTACAGGAGCAACAGGGGCGTTTCCCCGTGACAGAGGCGTATGGGCTTCCGGACAGACTTACGTCTGGAATGCGGATTACCGGGATAAGGTCATATATATGATAGGGGGAGTTTATTATAATTTCCTTGTAAAGAATTACGGTGCTTCCGTTACCTCTGCACCCACATCAGCCAACGGGGATTCGAACTGGGAAGCCATGCAGAAGTTTGTGAATATCGCTACTGATACCCTTTTCGCCGATGGTGCGAATGTGGCCGGATTCATGTTCAAAAACAATGTGCTTAAATCCCACAACGATGAAGGTGAAACTCTTCTTATCAATGGCGTAACCGGGTATTTCAAATGTAAGAATGCAGAGATTACTGGAACAATCACATCTACAAAAGGGAATATTGGTGGTTTTACCATATCATCTGCAAGTTTGGAGGCTGTTAGCGGAAATAATGCCATGCTCCTTTCCGCCAACTTGGTAAGATTTACCGGAAGTTATTCAAGCGTGTTTATTGGAGCGGATACTTTTCCTTCATCTAGTGGGGGGGCAATATTATGCCCATCCCGTATTTCGGTTAATAGGAATATAACGAATACGGCGTATGGCAATGTGGGCATGTATTTTGACATACAAGGTTCCCATGCTTATGATGATAATGATTTTCAGTATACCGGGAATCATGCGTTGTATATCGTCAAGGGGGACATCTGTGGGTTTAGGCTCAGATTGCGCAGAATAAGCAAGAGCACAACTTTGTCAGTGATGGATAGTGTTATCATGGCTGTAACGTCCGGTATTACGCTGAGTGTTCCGTCCACTGCGGAAGACGGGCAGTTCTACTGGATAAGAAACGTTTCTGGTGGTGATGTGACCATAGCCGGAACAAATCTTGTCGGCTGGAATTCCGGGAAGGTCAGCACTTCGATAGGCCTGGCCAAGTCAAAGGCGGCAGCAATGTATTATGACAAGCATAATAACAAGTGGTTTATGAATTGGATTGATTGTTGGAACTAAAATGTAATGATTATGAAAATAGATTTTAAACAGTTCCCCATGTACACGGGGATAGACAAGAAAGAAATGGTTGCCTGTGATGTGGCATATAGCTTGGCAAATAACCTTTATACCAAAGTGCCTGATAATATCGGAGCGCATTGTCTTTCCGAGAAGATTTATAATGCGGAAGGCAATGTGGACTTAAGCGGGCAGGAGATTGAAATAATCCGGTTCGCTTATCCGACCTTTACCGGAGCATTTGCCGATTCGTTTGAACATTATTTGAAGACATATAAAGAGAAGGAGGAACAACATGAAAATTGAGAATTTGGAACGCGCCAGCCGGATCAATGACGAACTGGCGAAACTGAAGCTGGCGAAGGAAACGTTGAATAACGGCGGCTATGTCCGTATCTACAGCAGCACCCGGTCAAGTGCCGGATGTGTGGAACTGGATATAGCGAACTTCAATGATGAGGTGAACACGTGTATAGACAACCATATCATTGAGCTTGAATCTGAAATAGAAACTTTATAAAATTAGGATATTATGAGTGATTTGAATTTAGACAACATTGTTGGTTTTAAGGCTGTGGATAAAGACGGCAACGAACAGAATGTAACAGTGGATGAGATGGTGAACATGGTTTCCACAAGAATGGTTATGGCTTTGTCAGAAACTTCAACATTTGCTGCCGCTGCTGCAACAGGAAATGACGTGTATGAAAATGAACTTCCGACTGTGACAGATGCCGCAAATGTAAGGGTTTTACAAAGTAGCGGAGATGCCGCACAAATGACGATGCAGTCACTTGCATCAAAACTGGGGGAACTGAT